GTACTTTCGGACACAAAAGATACGTTAAAGGTAGGGGAAATGACGGAGTTTCAAGGAAAATTGAAGCACCGCAGCCCGAAACAGGTGGAATCGTTGGCAAATAGCTTGCTTACGGAAGGTTTGATTATGCCATTTGTGATATGGCGGCACGAAGGTAAGAACTTATTGCTTGATGGACACGGACGATACAAGGCTATACAGTATTTAGCTGAGAAAAACGGTGATGAAACTGTCTTGCAACAGGACTTCCCTGTGCTATATATTGATGCTCAGACGGAAGAGGAAGCTAAAAAAGCCCTTTTGCAGATTTCAAGTAGGTACGGAAACGTTACGAGAAAAGGTGCAGCTGCATTTTGTGCTACGATACCGCAATACAAAGCTCCAGTGCTAAAACCTTTTTCGACAGACAACAGTGCATCGAAAAAGTTTAAGGCAAAAGCGACGGACAGGACTTTGATAAAGATTTCTGTGCCGAATGATATTGCCGAGGAGATTAAAAAGATGCTTTCGGAAGTACCATCTATAAGGATAGTGTAATGGGAAACATACTTGCGCCAACAGTGAATAAGACAGAAGCATTTGAAGAAGAGTTCAATACCACAGGAATGAAAAAGAACGACAGTGGCGTTGAAAAAGAATCGCTAACGCAGTCTTTTAGGAAACTGCTTAATCTTCCTGCACAGGAAGACGAGATAAAGCGCAAGGACCAGAAACACATAGAACAAACGTTCTTATCGGTATATGAGATTGCGAGTAATGAAGGATTGACAGTTGCCGAGTGGGTACAGAAAGACCCTGTGACTGCTGTTGCTTATGCTGAAAACAGCGTAGCATATTGGCAGAACATATTGACGACAGCAGCAATGACAGGTGCATTAGAAATTACTCTTGCTAATGGAGAAACGGCGAACAATCCTGTATCAAAGAATCAAGCAAAGCTGATTGAAGTAAAGATACGAGAGTGTCAAAAGCAGTTGGACTTTGTGAATGAGCTGGCATTAACATCATACCGAGATGATGAGCAGCGCAGAGATGCGTTGCAGCGTGTAATGTATAGGCGTGCATTGAAGGGTGATACCCGAATGGCGATATACTTACACGATAGAACAGAAGGACGACCGAGCGAGAGTAAAGTTGCGGAACTGGACTACGACTATACATATGCTGTATGGGCGATATTGAAGACCTTGTTTGATAAGCAGCTTGAAGTATTGAACTCTGGCTCTGGTGTACGTTTAGTATGTTGTTCCCGTCGAGCGGGAAAGACGCACTTGCTGACAGCAATAATGTTGATTGAGTGCTTACGCCGACCGAGAACTAAGGTTATGTACATTGGAGAAACAATGTTACAGTCCGAGAGCTTGGTAGACAAAGCAGCGAACGACATTATTGATGCAGCTCAGTTGCGTGACAAAAGAGGACGACGACTCGACTGGAAGCACTTGGACAATGGGTCTGAGATTATGATTCGAGGTCTTTCAAATACAAAAGACCCTGACCAGATTCGTGGACACAATGCTAAAGTCATTGTAATCGATGAGTTCTTCCATTTGAAGAGTGAATTGCTAGACTATATGCAGCAGCAGGTTTTGACACCTATGCAGATGGACTTTGCAGACGACTATATGTTTATCTGTGCAGGAACACCGCCGAGAATTAAGGGAACGTTCGGAGAGAAAGCGTGGAACGAATGGAAAGTGCCTAAGTTCCATTGGACGTGGAAAGACAATCCGCATCCTGTAAATATGGAGCAAAGAGCGGCATTTATTGAGCAGAAACTTAAAGAGCAAGGTTTGACGTGGGAAAGTTCGTTTGCACGTCGAGAATACTTAGGTGAGTTCTGCTATGATGAAGACTTGTTGCTATATCCTACCTATTATACATACGACCCAAGAGAAGCTCTACCGACCGTACAGCCAACACGAATTCTTTTTGGTATCGACTACGGTGTATCAGATAATGACTGTTTGATAGGCGTTGCTTGGAATGATGATGAGAATCGGGGTTATGTATTCTGCGAAGAGAAGTTTAACAGACTTGACGTACCGCAAGGTGTATCACAGCTTGAGATGCTGAGTGAAAAGATAGAACACGCTTGGTACGATGCTTTTGATTACTTCCCAGGACTTGACAAAAAAGAAGCAAATAAGAGAATCTGGTTTGATGCTGATGACAATGACCAGCATTTGACAGATTATTTGAATATGAATGTACACGTTACATACATAGATGAGCAAACGCAAGAGAGAAGAAAGTTGAATCTTTCAATACAGAACGCACACAAGACAGACAAAGGCTTTATGTTCGACCGCTTGAACGACCAGTTTAGAACGAGCAACTTGCTTGTTATGAAGGGCAGTAAGCTAGAAACAGAGTTGAAGTCTACAATCCGAAAGCGTGGTAGCAAGGGTGAAGTGTATAACGAGGTAGATGATAGTGCATATCATCCAGATTTGTTACCTGCATTAAGATATGCTATGTGGAATGTAATCGGCGTTAAAGGAGTAAAGTAATGGCAGATACTAATGACACAAAACCAAAGAAAAAAGTTGTAGTAGTAAAAAAGAAGCCTACAACAGAAAAGAGTTACTCAGAAGAAGACCGCAAGAAGTTGATGGACTTTGCAAGAAATCACGGAGATGCAATACAGACTGCTGTTCGTCAGGAGCAACGAAAAGATACAGATGCAGCTAGAGATGTAACTAAAGTTCCGCTACACAAAAGTGACTTTAAGGCTGCAAATCACGACAGCTCAATGGGTGCAAATGTCTTTACAGGTGTATCAAGAGCTGATAAAGACATTATCCAATCGGAGCTTGCAAGAGCAATTCGAGAAGGTAATGGACCACAACAGTATGACCCTGAAACATCTTTGACAGGACGTAGACAGGTTGAGAATGATTTGTCTTACTTCCAAGACGTAGGTGATACAGATGCTGCTGGTTGGTGGAAAGATTTTGAAGATGTTTGGAATAAGGGAATAAAAGGAGAGCGGCTTCCAACAACAAAAGAACGTGACACAATGTTGAAGGACTTTGAAACGCCTGTTGCGAAAACTGTTTACAGCGGCGTAGTCAACCTTGAATTGCACAAAAAGAAAGAAGCTCTTGAAAACAGAAAAAAGAATCTTGAAGAAGAGCTTGATGAGAATCCAGAAAAGACAGAACTGAAAGACGAAATAGCTGATGTAGAAAAGCAGCTACAAGAAGTAAGAAGCCAATTACCAGCAGTTGAGTTGTCTGCAGGAACTTCAAGAAAACAGCAGTTTGATAGTCAGTTAAAAGCGTACAAAGACAGGCTTAATGAGCTTGCAGGTGAAATTTATAAGAACCCTCACTCAGAACGATTGTTAAATGAGAGAGAGAACATAAGAGCTAACATAAAGGCTTTGGAAAGTCAAAGAGATATTTATGCTCCGAGAAAGGGGCAGGACTCTCTGATTACAAATTATGGTCAGAACACAGGCAAATGGTCTATGACGGTTCGTGACCTAAAAACTTTTATGGAAGACAAGGGGTTAACACCACAACAAGTTGGGGAAGTTATAGCGCAAAGATTCCCTACACCGCCGTCAGATGATATGAGTATAACCTCTCAGGATGTATGGGAATGTGCGCACTTAGTACCGCAGTTGGCTCAGGAAACTTTCAAGAAAAACAATGCACAGCAGCTTGAGGTGAATAAGAAACTAGAAGAACAATTTCATTCCCCTAGACAAGCTATGTTTAATTATTTAGGTATGCACCCTGAGTTGATAGAAGGAGCTGTACCTGCGTATATGGCTGTGAAAAACATAAAAGTTCCAGGTGACGCTTTTGCTCAATTAAAAAAGGAAATTGTAACCGCAGCAAAAGAAGCCTTCGGAGCAGGAAAAGGTAGAGCTGATGAGTTTCATAAAACAAAGTCTAATTTGATTTCTCAGCAATCACTTGAAAAAGGGACTATTCAGGAAAGAGTAGATAAAGCACTTGGACCATTATTTGACCCATTTATAAAAGAATTCCTTGTGAATTACAATGACCCTAGTACAAATGCAGGTGTAACACCTTTGGTACAGGGTGCTACTGTTGAAACAGAGGTAGCGAGTGACGGTGGTGAAGGTGATGGAGAAGAAGGTAGCGGAGAGTTGTCTGCTCCTTTGTTGAAGAACTCAGATGCGTCTTTTGTAAACGCTACGCAAGATGCAGCAGATGAAAAGAAGAAAGAATCATATACATCTTCGGACGGCGTAATGAACGTTGAACATTTGCCAGGAGGTATGCCGCAAACACAGACACCTTTGACAAGAGCAGAAGCACAAGCCAATTTGTTGCAGCAAAAGATAGATACTTTGACTTCTGCTGTAGAGGAATTGGATAAACAAGCAGGTATAGCGTCTGACCACGGTAAGAAAAATGAAGCAAAAGAACTGTGGGGTCAAGTAGGAAAGTACGAAGAAATTCTAAAGGACTTGACAGCATTAAAAGAAAAGTTGATGAAGGAACACGAAGCGGAACTCTATAAAAGAGAGCATCCTGACCAACCAGCACCGTATGAAGGAGAAAGCCTTACAGAACAAGAAAAAAAATTTCTAAACGGATTTTTGGCAGACTCAGCACCTATAAGGTCAGTTTCTATCTCAGGACCAGAAGAGAAGGGTTCTGAAAAGGTAGGTAAGATTCCTGAGGTGACAGCAGGTTTGAGTGGCTTTCAGAAAGAAGGTCAAGATGCTATACTAAGAACGCTTCAAGGAGCGTCATCTCAGTCGGGAACGCCTTTAGGAGATGTTGTTAGTGGTTATGCTGATGGCAACACAGAAGAAGGTTTTACTGATAACAACACCTACGAAGGAGTTGATGAAGCTATAAAACGTCAGCAAGCCAAGAATCTCTTATCATCTGTGTTAAGAGGTATAAACAGTCAAACAGGAATGACAAGTGATTAAACTTTTCAAGAAAAGGGTAAAGGTGGCAAAAGAGCCATCTTTACTTAGACAGATAATATCGGTGTACTACGAACAGGCAAAGAGAAGAAAGGCTTTGCGTCTACTCGAAAAACAAAATTGGAGTATGGATTTTTTGGCAGGGGTCTTAATAAAAGCGGCAAAGAACAATGAAAGATTGTCACTTGTAATTGAAGACCCTGTAGGAAGGAAGATTACGTTGACGACAAAAGAAGCAGCAGCTCGTTTTGAAAACATTGACGATTCTATCTTCAATCATCTTGATGATGAAATTGCTATACAGCGTTTTGTCAGAGAGCATAATACGAGGAAGTAGGTATGAGTACGATACAGTGGGAAAAAGATGTAACAGGTATGGCAGTGCCGACATTGTATCCAGGCGAAAAGAGTGACAACTGGGAAATCCCTAACAGTGTGTCTGATGAGTACCACAGATTAAACGGTATTATAGAAAGTAAGTACAGTAAAGAGTTTCTGAAAATATGCGCTTTCTATAATAAGATGTTTCCATCACTGAGGACAACGACGAGTCAGACACCGTACAATTCTATTGCTTTTACGGTAAAAGACCAAGAGAGAACTGATACGGGGGCAGGTACTAACTATAACTACTTAAAAGCTATAGTAGACCAAATTACATCACGATTAGGAACGATTCTTTTCCAACCAATGTTGACAAGTGAAGACCCTAACTATGAGTATGTGATATACAAAGATACTGTAGAGAGGGTTTTGAGAACATTTATTCGAGATGATAACTTCAATCGCATTTGTTTGGAAAGTTTTCACAACGCAGCTATCTTAGGATACTCACACGTATTCATAGACCCGTATACAGGAAGGCTAGTAAAAGCTCCTGATTACACAATAGGCTTTTTTGAAAGCCAATTTAACCACAATAACATCACACAGATGCTGTATAGAGATTATTCTTTCCCTGTTACAGAGGTAGGATACTATCTAACAGAGTGTGATGATAAGCAGAAAACAGAAGTAATGGAGTCTATACTAGGAAGAGATAGTGTAGATTTCAAGATGTACTTCGATTGTATAGCTCAAGAGGTGTATGTAACCATTGGAAGTAAGACTTTACCAGCAAAAAAGTACCCTTTTGACAAGGTTTTGATGGCTACTTTTCAATGGGATACGGGCTTTAATCGCACCCATACAACGTCAGAATTTGACAAATTATACCCAATTCAAAGGGAAATTAACAAGATTGCAGCCAAAATTCAGCAGTTTGTAAGGCTTTATAAAGGTCCTGTACCTGTATTTAACAGTGATATAGACCTAGTTGTAAAGCAATTAAGCAACGGAAGCGGCGAAGTATTGGTTGTAGACAGTGGTAGACCTGTAGATTCTTTAATGACTGTTATAAATCCTACTCCATTGGACAGTCAGTTGGACGCACAGATACAGGCGTACAAGACAACGATGTTTGAATTGAGTGGAATCCAGAACAGTTCATTCGATATGGAGCAGATGCGAAGTGCAAGTGCTGTCATTGCTCTTGACCAGATGCGTGATAGCGTATTCCAAGCACAGATGAGTGCAATGAGCCAGTTCATAAAGGACGCTTTGCATTTGTACATACAGTTCTATGCAGAGTTTCCTGACTTTAGTCCAGCCGCAGCGGTTGTTGATTGGAGAACTGTAAACAATCTGATGAAGAACAGTTACATAGACTTGAAGCCAGTACACTTAAACGATTTTACATCGGACACGAACACAATCGACACAAAGCCGAGTGACTACATAGAAATGATGTCATCGCAATTCTTGTTGAAATTGTTGAATAACAAGGCAACTTATGATACAATACCTTATTATCTTGACCCTGCGCTTGTAACAAAGAAGGTTGCAGAAACTTTAGCGAAGTTTGCAGCGTTAGGACTTGAGATTCCGATGAGCATACATAAGTATCTGATAAGAGCGTATCTGGAAGAGATTGCTGCAGGACAAGGAGAGTTGTAATGGAAGGCGGACAGAAATCGAATATAGACCTTACATCAGGGATTGACACACAAAGCAATGATATGCTTGTGAATGTGAACAATCCAAAGTTTTTGCACAACAGACAAAAGATGCAAGGGCGATATATGCCAAACTCTGTCCGCTATGAACACGATGGGTGGGCAGTAGACAACGACATATACGAGTTTGAAAAAGACACTGTGTTGATAAATACGTATCCTAAAGGGTACACAGTGTCAAGAGATATAATGTCGTCGGAAGTTCCTTTATACAGATTTATAGTAAAAGACGAAAACGGAAACAAAATCGGAAGTTGTAAGTACACCCCTGCTAGTACACTGTTTGATAGCAATGGACAGTTGTCTATACCAGTGTCGAATACATTGACTGCAAAAGTAAAATTCAACAAAGACACAGGAAAATGGGACTTAGTAGAAGGGGCAAACTGTGAAGTGGAATCTACACGGGACAGTCAGTATAGATATACAATAACAGTTATAAACAAAGAAAAAACTTTTAATGGTTCTTATAAGTTTACAAAAGGAACTAACTTAAAGCTCGGTCAGAAAGAGTACAACTTAAAAGAGCAAACATCAACAGGTTCAAAATATGGTACTAGTAAAGTTACTGTCGAAACAAGTAGCACAGCTATAACAGACATAAAAGTAAATGGAACGTCTATAAAAAACAGTACTAGTAGAGCAGGTACAGTAGGAATAAAAGACAAAAGTGAGTTGACTTTAATTCCTGCAGAGAAAAACTTTTTGACCCATTTTGAAGGTATAGGAAGTACCGAGCCGTTGAAGCTGATGGGATTGGATGCTCACGACAAGGTTATAGATGATTACATATCATTGGCTATTGTTTGTGAAGAAGGGACTGTAGGCAGTGATGGGCAAGTAACTTGGACAGAGATTGAACAATCTTTATTGGGGTATGATACAGACGGGCATAAATATAGATTAAGGCTTGATGTAGCTGTTCCTGTATGGGGAGGTATATCTTTCGAGAAAGGTGTAAAGAGGTCTACAACAGGAGTGCCGCAGGTTACTACACCAGAAGACCTTGCAACAGAAGGAGATTGGAAGTTACAATTAAAGCCAGGAAAAATGCAGTCTGGATACCTTAGACGATATGGTTCTAGGGTGTTATTGCCAAACATCACGGTATGGAAACATTGTAAAGATGTCACGTCTGATTGTACAACAACAGTTATAAGCCCGATGCAATTAAGTGTGTCTTATGAATATTATAAAGTAGAGTTGACAGATTGGATAGAAGACAACTCAGGTAATCACGAGATATACGATGCGCTTGTAGAAGCGTACAAAGACAAAGACAAAGATGGTGTATATTATAAAACGGAAGAAGAAAGAGTGGATGATGGCGGCAGTAATGGAACAAGCTGGCATACGGTAACTCATTATTACTACAAGTTACCAAGACCTAAGAAGCATACAGGAAGCAAGACAATAAATAACTTTGATTACTGGTCTTGGACAGTTCCAGACATCCAGACTCTAACATCAGAAACAGGAATACCAACTACTTGTACTTGGACTTCTAATACAGAATTCGTACAAGAAAAGGGAACTAATTCAAATAACACTCTAAAAGAAGATGTAGATTATGATTATTCTGATTTAGGGAAGATTATAAAAGAAGCCTTCTATAACGCATCAATGGGGGCTTGGTATTCTCAGAAGATAACTGCAACATTGAGGTCAGATAGCAAAGATTTCAACGATGATAGTTATTATCATACAGACGTAACTCTAAATAATGGCAACTGGCTTGCAAACTGGTGTAGAGGAGAAGATGGAGAACCATCATTCCGAAGGGACACAGACAACTGGTTCAAGTATTATGGGTGTCTAGGAGATGGAAGTATTAGGGGTTTCAACTCTCCGAACGCATATTTCCCCAAAGATTGGAAAGAAGGCGTATTGGCTATGTGTTACAAGGGGGTCTTTTCAAAATACTTATCATTAAAAGACTCTGTAACAAGCAATCCAAAACAGGCAAAAGAGTTTACAGCAGCAGATTTCCAGATAGAAGATGCTCCTTACGGGGGTGCTGGTACAGCTTATAACATATCAGATTTATTCTCACTAGAGGTGGGAAACGTTCGTTTCTCTACAGGAAATAACTGCATAGGGTTAAATCTTGTAAAGAAGGGTGAAGAACCTGAGTTTATTTTTTATTGTGTAAAAGACGCATCTAGTTCTACTGATTCAAATAAAACTCCTAAAAGGTGGGACTTTGACGAAACCGTACAATCGTTACACGATGAAAGCAGATATGCGCCTGGTCATATTTGGAACAAGACGATAGACTTAGCAGGAAGTGCATCTGGCAATATGAAAGCAATAGCCGTATTAAAAACGTACGGCAGTTCTACAGCGCAGAACACAATCACATTGTCTTTAGATGCTATCGAGCCGAAAGAAAAAAAATACATAACAAATGTTGTGGTAAACAAGGGTAGCCTAAGCAACTTTGACAGCTTTGAAACTCCTGACGTAGATAAACATCAAACAATGCTTGATGCTACGGTATTTGAAAAAGGGTCACTTAGCGTTTCAACAGCAATATCTAAGACAGGGGCTGTTACTACTACAGTAACAGAAACAGAAAAGATAAAGGCAGTTCCTGTAGATGAGAGCTTGAAGGACTTCGGATTAGAAGCAACCATAGCAGCTGATGGTGATTCGATAACATCAATAACTTGTACTCCTTCAAGTGTGACGGACAAGAGTACTTTTGATGTTAGTTATACAGGGGACAAGGACACAAAGAAAATAGCTGTAAACTATGTAGCTTATTTAACTACAGAGCTAGGACAGCCATACTCTATAAAGAAAGCATCAGACAACTCAGATGTAGCTACAGAAGTAAAAGATGATATTGTGACGGCAACTCTTGACACAGTAAAGTTTGGATACAGTTTCACAAAGGGGAAGGTCTATTTAAGTTTTAATAAGAACGAAGAATCTTTGGGGAACTTTGAGCTAAAGCAGGATGAGTATATTCTTACAGGAAGCGTAGATGAAAAGATTGTGACTGTAAACACGTTTGAAAAAGGTATCAAAAATGGAATAACAGTTGCAAAAGTTTATGAGAATGATGGGCTTTCAAACGTAGAAATAAGAAATAATGGTGGGGTACTAGTATTTGAAAAAGACAAATTGTACTCTGTAAACTTGTCAGAATTCGACAACTCTTCTCAACAAGACTCTTTGAAATACTTTTATACAAGAGTAAACGATGGCAAAGAGGAACAGTTTTATTTAGGAAAACAGTACACACAGAAAGAATATCAATTCTTGAAGCAACAGTGGAATACGACTGTAGACGTTGAAAATTACTGGTGGCTAGACCAAACTCACATACTTGAGCTAACGAAGAAGGAAATAAGAGTCCTTATAAGAACAGATGAGCTTGACGATTGGGCAGCAGACAAGTGGGTAGTTGCAAAGACATATAATAGGTTTGACTACATAACAAGCAATGTTTTGAAATATGTAGTGCCTAATTTGTATGGAGCAGAATCTTTAACACAGGGTGGCGTATTACTTACTTTTGAAAAGAAAAACACAAACTCCTTTGCTATAAATTTATATGAACCTCTGAACAATATGAACAAAGTTTTTACTGAGGTTTATATAAACAAGATTGAAATAGGGGAATTCCTAAACAGTGATAAAGAATCTCTAAACTCATACAGCGAAATCATAGTAGAGAATATGTTATCTCAAGCGACGTTCACCGCATCACTTGTAAACGGAAAGCTATTCGTAGG